ACGTGGGGATGACCTCGCCCCGAGGGAAATTCGGGTTGCTGGTCAGCACACGAACACCACGTTTCGGCTCTAGCTGCCCGAGCTGAGCTTCTGGCACACGGCCACCTGTCCACGCGGGCGTCTTCGATGGGTTCGGCAGGAAGCTCTCGACCAGGACACCCTTCCAGCGGTCACCAAGGAACGAGGCGTCTTTGTTGCTGAACACCCGCACGTCATCGGCATCCAAGATCTGCCGAATCTGGTTCTGCCCCTGCTGTTCCGATTTGGGGTGCGACGCAGAGTAGTAGCGGTAAGCCCCTGGCTGCGTGCCCGACGAAAACGACGCCTTCTTGTCGCTGAGCATGTCGAGCAGGTTGATGGTCGAGTTGAGGTTCGAGTAGTTGGGGTTGTCCCGCTGGAACTGCTCGCCCAACACGCGGATCAGCGTGACGAGGTGGCCGATGCCAAACTCCTGGTCTTGCGACAGGGCCTTGTCGAACTGGACGACGTTCTCCCGAAGCCGGGCCTGCTCCTGTTGCAGGAGCCCACGCCAACCGCTCTGGTAGAGCTTCCGCTTGTCCGTCGCGGGCTTCCACTTACCGAACAGCTTCCTGCCGGCCTTCGTCACCTTCCCGCCGCTGTCGCGATAGACCTCGTCGTTCGGGTCGATACCACCGATCAAGGAGTCGAGCTTGGCGATCTTGGCGTCGATCTTGGCCTGCTCCAAAGCGCTCTTGCCGATCCGAGATTTCTCCAGCTGGCCGATCTGGTTGGTGGCGTTGGTGATCTTCTTCCGCAGCTTGGCGACCCTCTTCTCGATCTTGACCCGATCCGATTCCTTGTCGGTCTGCCAATCCTTCTTCTTCTGCGTGTACTCGGCGGCGGCTTCCGCCAGGTCCACTGGGTTCGACGCCGACAGGCCATAGCCCTTGGCGGTCTTCTTGTTGTAGCTGTCCTTCTTCTTCGAGTCCTTGACTGCCTTCGGATCGAGCGGGTCCTGTAGGTAGAAATAGACCTTCTCCGGGCTCGGGTTGTCGTTGCCCCGGCTCTCCTGTGGGACGGTGAGCACCCAGATGTTCTCTCTGCCGGCCAGGGGCTCGATGAGCCCCATGTCGTCGCCACGGCGCAGCAGGTTCCGCAGCACCACGGCATCGTCGATGCGGTCCAGCTCCGAGCCCACGATGAAGAACATCGGGTTGAGGTTGTCCGGGTCGAGGGCCATGACCACATTGGGGAACCCCGACAGTCGGGGGAGACCGTTTTCGTCCACGATGCCGAGCGGACGCTCAGGCAGGTTCGTCGCCGCCAGGTCGATGCTGTCGATGCCCACGGCCTCACCACCACGCTTGCCGGGAGCGTAGAATTTCGCCCGCTTGGCGATGAGCTGGAGTGACGTGGTGCACTGGCCACCGACGCTGAAGCCGTGGGCGAAGCTGTTGCAGTAGTAGAAGGCGTCGAGGTAGGGGATGTAGACGGGGTAGCCCGGCCGCAGCTCGGGTCGCAGCGGGATGGTCACGCTGGCCGATTTGGTGGGGGCGTTGAGAATGTCGAGCCGGTTGACGGCGGCGAAGAAGAGGCTCTTGCGGTCGTTCAGGTAGCTCGTCTCGAAGTCGGCCGGGCGCCAGCCAAACTGGGCGACCAGCCGGTAGTCGATGTACTGCCCCCGGTGGCCCCATTCGTTCTCGACGCCGGTGCCGCCCATGTTCTTGAAGTGTGCGTTCTTGCCCGTGACGTAGGTGACCTCGGGTTCCTTCTCCTGAAACGAGATGTTGATGATGTCGATGTCCTCGATGCGGTACACCCGGCTGTCGGACGTGTCGAGGTTGTACATGGGCGGCTTGAACACGAAGTCGCCATCCACGTCCTGGTAGAATTCAAAGCCGGTCACCTCCATGACCTTCTGAGCGATGTCGAGCTTCGACTCATAGCTCGACTCGAAGAGGTTGACCTGGCCCCAGTTGGAGATGTTGCTGACGAACGCCTGCATCTCCGGCAGGTTGATCTCGAAGCGGGTGTTGTTCCGGGTAGTCCCCCGAGCCTTGGGGGAGACCTGCAACGCTTCGAGCTTCCGGTCGCGGAACAAGCCGACCGACACGGCCTGCTCCAGAATGCCCTTGGGCGGGTTCCGGCTGCTCGTCACGTCGGTGAACCGTCGGCGCAGGGCGCTCGTGATGCGGTGCCCGCTCGTCTTCGCCAGGAACGCCGCCTGCGCCGTGTTGAAGAGCGCCCCGGACGCCCCGTGCAGTCGGAGTTTGATCTGCTCGGTGTCGAACCGCTGCTTCCAGTACCGGATGTTGAGCTTGAACAGCGACTCGCCAGCCACCTCTGACCGGGCCTTCTGGTTCGTCTTGTTGCTCAGCGCCCAGGCCACGCCGCCGGCCGCGCCCACCATGTCGTGGTGCAGCGTGTAGAGGATCTGGTACGGGTGCATCCCGGTGAAGTTGTGCCCGACCATCGACAGGCGCAGCTTGCCTTCCTTCGGCCTGGCGCCGAACACCGAAGCGTTGGTGCTGATCGTGTGGTACTGCCAGAAGTGCAGCATCGACGAGCACGTCACCGTCACCGTGTTCACGCCGCCCGACCACGAGTGCGACACCTGGGTCACAACACCGTGGAAGACGTGGTAGTAGGGGTGCGCCAGCACGTCCTCGATGCCCTGGCCGCCGAGGCCCATCTCGTCCAGCACCGAGGGTTTGGTGGTCGGCTGCGTCTCGTCATACGTGGCGTCCTGACGCTTGCGCGGGTCTTTCGGGAAGGTGGCGTCCCCGACTTCCAGGTAGGCGGACCAGTCTTCCAGCATCTCCCCTTCCTGCTGGCGAATGACGTGGCCGCGCCACTTGGTCGAGTCGTAGCGCTCGGCGGCTTCCAGCTGGTCGGGGCGCAGCTCGGACTTGACGACCACGCCCCCTCGTGTGGGCAGTACCGGCTCGTCGGCGTAGTCGATGTTCCCGATCTGGAGTGCACCGACCTGCTCGGGGGACAGGTTCGGGTGCCGCTCCGACAACACTGCGAAGTCGGCGGCCTTCTCCCAGATCGCCAGCCGAGGATCAGCAAGCTGCGAATGGCCCCACCAGATCTGGGGCGCTCCCTTCCTGCCCGCCCAGCTGTTGTACCGGCTCACGTTGGTGTTGTGCCGTGAGCGGATGGTCTGGATGACCCCGATGCCCGTGTCGCCAGGGAACTTCTTGATGTTCGACGTGCCGGTCGGCGCCGGGGGCTGGGGCGTGCTCGACCAACGCCCGGACTCGACGTACATGGTTCCCCAGATCCACTCGGCGGGGATCTGGTAGTAGTCGGCGGCCACCTGACAGATCGCCTTCAGGCGGTTCTCCGAAAACTTGCCCTTGATCTCCTTTCCCTTGGCGTCCCACAGCTCTTTGAGCTGCCGCTTGTACTCGGCAGCGTTCTTGCTCGGGTTCTGGATGGTCAGGCCGTCGGGGTCGAGATCGACAGGCACCTCCTCCGAGGCCGTGAGCCTCTGCACCGGCCTCGGCTCAGCCAGGTTGTTGTACAGGCCAGCGACGGGGAAGTAGCCCCGCATGTAGACGTTGATTTCTAGGCCGGGGCGCAGGAGAAACTGGGCATCGCGTGCGAAGGCGTCATGGTGGTGGATCGGGACGGACAAAGTGAAGCTGGCCGAAGACGAACCGGGGTCGGTGCCTGCGTCGACCGAGACCTCAGTGAGAAACTGCTGGATGTCGATGCGGCCGTTGCACTTGGGGCAGCCGGGCAGCGCCGTGTCGCCGTTGACGTACACGAGGGCATCGGGCGTGTGCTGGAAGAGCTGCTGCTGCCCCAGCTTGTACGTGCCGATGTATGGTCGGTGCTCCAAGCCCATCACGCCACCTCGAAGCGTTCGCTGCGACCCGGTGCTGCCAGCGTGGCGGTGGGTGCTGCTGTCGGTGTTGGCGTCGGCTTAAACCCCCGCCCGCCCGTCGGGAGAGACGTGGGCGGCGGCCCGGCTTTCGGTGTCGTGACCGTTGGGGGAGTCCCCCCAGCTGGGTTGCGCGCTGTGCCGGTACTGGGGAGCGCCGCTGTGGGCACCCTGGAAGTCTCCCCTGGCCGGTTGAACGTCGGATCCTGAATGTTGCTCGACGCAGCCATCGCCGCTCCGACGATGCGCTTCATGGGGGTCACGTTCAACGTCACCGGCGCCGTATCCGACATGGCGGACACGACGAATTCCATCGAGACGGTGATGCCGCCGTGGACCACGGAATTGTCGTTGAACTCGAAGTTGAACGACTGCATGTGGCCGTAATAGACCCACTGGTCGTACCGGATGCTCAGCGCCCCGACGAAATGGTGCGCCTGGGAGCCGTTCACGGTGTCGTACAGATAGCCGTTGTTGCGGTAGAACCGGAAGGCGTTCATGAGGTTCTGCCAAGCGGCAGAGTCCCGGCGGGACGCCCACTGGACGCCACGGCCACCGGAGATGAACGCCCCGCACTTGACCTCGATGCTCAGCTTGGGCTGCTCCTCGCCCCAGGCGTGGTACACGTAGCCGAACCGGGTGCGGTCGCTGAACTGCTGGATCTTCGTGTAGGCGATGGACAAGGACTGCGGGTTGATGAGCAGCACCAGAGGCGGGACCGACAGGGACGACCGAACCTGGGCGGTGATGTCCACGGCCGTCAGCACGTCGGCAATGGCCGGCTCGCCCACCCGCCCCGTGACGATCTTGCCGGAAGCGTCCGTGGATTTGGTGCCCTGGCGCCTCGTGGTGCCGCCGCTCGACGAGGGGCTGTTGCGGGCAACAACTTCTTCTGCCGGCCCGGCCGAGCCGAGGTTGCCCTGCACGAACGTCGAGTTGGCCAAGGCCGACCGGGCATTGACGAAGCCGTCACGGGCTCGCAGGCCGGGACCGAACAGACCGGACGCGGCCTTGCCTGTGGGGTTATTCTGGTCCAGCACCGAGGGAGAGTTGGCGAACGCCAACGGCGGCTCGACCTGGATGATGAACGGGGACAGCCTGCGGAGCAGCCCCTCGGACCCGTCGATGGGCGCCGCCGTGGGGAAATCGAAGTCGATCTGCATGTCGGGGGAGACTTGCAGAGCGCCATACGCCGCCGGGGGCGACGGACTGTGCAGCTCAGCGTCCACGAGCTGCCTGCGGAACTGCGCTTCCTGGTCCGCCGGGGTTGGCGACGTCGGATTCGACTGCCGTACCTGTGGCGGCGGGACCGGCTCAGTGACGGGCTTCGGGTCAGCCACGACGACCCCCTAGCGTCTCTTCAGGGATGCGCCAACCCGAGGTGGTATCCGCCGGCCTCGGAGGAGGCTGATAGGGCACCCGGTCGATCGGTTTGATGTTGTAGTCCGGGGGTTCGAGGACTGTACTTTAACCCTTCAAGACCGCACAAGCCGCGGCTTCTGCGGCGGACGGCTGCTCGGTGCCTGCCGGCTTTGGCAGGCCCGTGGCCGGCGGCTCCTGGGCGGGGGTGGTGGGCGTGAACACAGCTGGGAAGGCGAACGGGGACCGGACGCGCAGAATCTCCCGCTCCACCGTGAAGTCGGCGGTCAGGTCGAACATATAGGGCTTCTCGGCGTTCTCGGTCACGTTGAACGAACCGAACCAGCCGAGGTACACGCCCCCGTCGAAGGTCATCTTGATCTGCCCGTGGAACACGATCTTGCCGGTCGTGTCGTAGACGGCGCCGTTGTTCTTGAAGAGCGCCAGCATGTCGAGGTACTTGTCGTAGGCGATGCTCTCGCGCCGGGTGCCGCCCATGTCCCGCCCGCCGCCCGTGATGTTGGTCAGGCCGCTGTAGAGCCGCATGAAGCCGCCTGTGACCATCGTGAGGCTGATCGTCGTCGGGGCGTCGCCCCAGTGCTGCTCGACGTACCCGCCCTTCGTCTGGATGCGCTCGATGACCTTGCTGTAGGTGAAGCTCATCGCGGTCGGGTTGACGTGCAGGACCATCT